AAACGACCCAAAATTCTGGCGCGGGTGCGCGGAGGCGTACAAATCCAAGGCGAAAAAGGCTGAATTAGAGGCGAAGGCTCAGCGGGTTGAAGAATTGGAGGTGGCGGCGTGAAACCAATAATATCCACAACCGGCAAAATCAACGGGCGGGGCAGCGATAGATACAAATGGATCAGTGGTTTGACCGATTCAGAGCGCGAAGCCGCAAGGCGGGGCGACCTTGTTTTGGTCAAAGATTCCAGCGATCACTATATGTCCACGGCCTACAAAAAAGTGAAGTATTACGCCGGTAAATACGAACACAGGAATTATCACGGGGAGGTGAAAGCATGAAATACGCTCTCTTTGTCCCCACAATCGCGCTCACGGCCTTTTTATTATCGCAGGGGTACACATACACCCAACATACACCAAAAGAGGCTCAGATGCAAAAATCCAAGGTGTCTTGGTATGGGGAGAAATACCGGGGGCGGCTCATGGCGAATGGAAACCCATTTAATCCAGATGCTTTGACGGTCGCGCATCGCACGTTGCCCTTCGGAACGAGGGTTCGTTTCCAGCATGGCCCCAACACAATTATCGCAACAGTCACAGACCGTGGGCCATTTATTAAAGGCCGCGAGTTTGATCTTTCCAAGGCGACCTTCGCGGCATTGGCCCAAGTGGAGGCCGGGCTTATCACGCCAAAATGGGAGGTGGTGAAATGATTATTTACGAACTCATCCAAAAAGACATGGAGGCTGAAACCTACTTCACCCGACATTGGGCCAAATCAAAGGCCGATGTTGCCAGCATCAAAGCCAAAGTGAGGGCCAAATACCGGGCCAACGGGAACCAAAAAGACTTTGACGGGTGGCTCGGCCCTTTCAAACACGAAATCGGCAAAGGCAAGGACGGACTTGTGAGATTTCTCAACATCCACTGCAACAAAGACGGATAACCACTCTTTCTCACACATCCAGCCTCGTCCCTCCAGTGGGGGCGGGGCTTTTTTGTGCAGTAATCGCGCCGATTTCCCAACATAGAAAAATTAGTTTTAATTATGTATATATTTTCAACCGCTTGTATCGGTCGGTAATCGGTTCGCATTACTGACTAACCTCGTTTTTCCAGCGTGGGCGGGGCTTTTTTCTTTGGTGCATAATTGCGGCATTTATGCCTACTCGTGTATCGGTCGGTAATCGAACCGATTACTGACTAACTCCAGCGCGGCGCGTTTCCAGCCGCCCGGCCTCCAGATGGTACACTTTCCAGCCAGTGCCCAAAGTGCCCAAAGTGCCCCAATTTCCCACTTACTCTATATATATTTATTTTCATTTCCATATATAAATCTAAACTGGGGCACTTTAGGCACTTGGGGCACTGGATTCGTGGACGCAGCGGTTAACTTGACACACTGGAGATCATCCAGACATGGCGGCTGTTGGATTTCGTCTTGGAGTAAATGTCGGGCCTAGCGGTGTGGAGACGCCGCATATAGGTCTTGAGAGCCGTTGGATAGGAGAGCAATTTCTCCACTCTGGAGCGGTAGGTGGGGTCGTCAAGGAGCCTCGTCTCAAGCTCTTGAAGCGTCCCTCTCCACGGCACACCATTCGGCTGGATCACCACATCTATCAGTTCAGCCAATCTCGCTTCTGGAGCCATGTCCTCCAACACCTCCACAATGCTGGGATGATGGAACGCCTTAATGCCAAACCGAGGGCATTTGTGAACCGGCACAATCTTATGTATTTCCTCAACAAAATAAATAAATCCCGGCAATTCCTCCAAAAGCGCATCCCAAAAAGCCGACCGACCCTCTGGAGAGTCACATTCCATCGGCATTTCGGCCTGTTGGACTTTAAACAGCATGATTTTGTCCTCTATGGAGTTGTCCAGCGGCGGCAACATGACAAGATTCTCCGATTCATCGTTGACTGAAATCGTAAGCCGCCAACATGGGGCCAAAATCAGCGCATCCTTGTGCTTCCCATGACACGACTGGTACTGGTTCACTGCGAAGTCCTTGATTCGTGTGCCAAAAAGCCGCCGACTGGATATGTCGTGGAACGGAGCTTCATCAGCTATCATTAGGTGTTCGGCTTGGAACAAATCAGCATTGAATTCCGTCTTACCAGTCATGTAGCGGTAAGGTCGGGCTACGCGGCCTCCCAGCATCTCGGTGATGAGGTCTTGGAATAGGTTCTTGCCGCAGTTGCGCGGCCCGGCCATGACGAGGGCTTGGCCCGGCATTGGTTTGCCCGCGTTCAACATTCGGCGGGCCATCTGGAGCCAGCCAAACACATAGAACAGTTGATCGGTGGACTCACCAATAAATAGGTCGCTCAATATCTGTTCAAGCATTGGGAAAGGTTTGTTCTCCCCCTTAATAATATGTGGATCATCCGTAACTAGCACTCTGGAGCCTTTGAAGTTCTTCAGCCCAGCCTTGTGACCAGCAAGTGGCCCCGCATACTCGCATGAGTTCTTCACCACACACTCTGCCATACATTGTTCGACCTGACTCATTAAATCGCCTTGGGCTTTCGTGCCGTTGAGGCCAAGCAACTTTAACTGTCGCTTGGTGGCGTCCGCGTTGAGGGGCAAATACTTGTCCCGATTGTCCTGCATGAAAAATTTCTGCGTTGGAGCGTGATGGTGGATTTCAAAAAGGTTCATTGGATGGATTAAAATATACTACGTCTTGGGGGTTGCCATTGGCCCGGCGACCGTGGGGCATACGAACAAATTGTGAACGTGTCCATGTGGCTGGATCAGCACCTAATTGACACGCTGAATGAAAAAACTTCTTAACTACATCCTCCGCACGATCCCGCACATCGAACCACCCGTGGAGGGACTTGCCCCCACTCAACACGGCACAGCGCAGAACAATGTTTTTGTGGAGCTTGTTAAGTTGTTGAAGATATGCGGCATGATCGTCAAATGTCCCTTCGTCAAATTCCACGACGAGGTAGTGGCGCGGCCCAGTGTTTTGCAGAGTGCGCTGGGACTTGGTTCCCGCTTGTGTTTCTCCCCACTTGTCCGTCATTGGATTCGGAACAATGAATTGGAGTTGGTGGAGGTTGTGCCAGTGGAGCCGTGGCTTGGTTGCAAATTCCTTGGTACTCAACCCACAACACAATAGCGGGTTCCCAAAAAACAAACCCTCCACCGCATCATCGGCGTCTTCACATTCAAGCGGACTGGATTCCGCAAGCGCACCCAACCCACCCTCCTTACGCCTTGCCGCTTCCTGCCCCGACACACTCACCTGACTCCACATGGGGCGGCGTTCGGCTGGGCCTCCAGCAATACTACGCAGCGCATTCTGGACTTCCCCCGGCTGGAGATCGCGGGTCGCGTTTGCCTTGACGTAGGACTCTATATCATCTGGCCCAAACCCATCTTCCGCCAACACACAACACGCATGGTAAATCCACTTGTGAACGCCAGTGCCGCCGGGTGGGCAGGGTTTAATTTTTGGGACGAGCTTTTGTTCCATCTGATTCTGCCCATTTCACCCATTTTTTTGGGTCGCCGTACATTTTTCTCGCGTATCTAATTCGTTTTGCACGACCGGGGAAATTTGTCCTATATGCCATTGTTCTGGATTCGTGCCGCCCGACTTCGCTTTCCAAAAGCCCATGCCGGTGCGCGAATTTCTTAAATTTCTTGTGCCAATCCTCCGCATTAACGTGTTTGGTTGGATCAGTAATCTTCATGTTACAAACAAATCCTGTTCTATTTCATTTTTATAGACGCGCTCCAGCTTAGGCTCCAATGCCTTCTCCATGTACTGGATCAGTTCTTCCAATTGTTCGGGGGTTGCCTCCTTGATAAAATAAAGGAGTCCCAGCTTCGGCAAACTCGGACGAGTCACATGGAGTTTCCCTTTACTCGCGGCAATCTTCTGCGCCTTAAATTTCAACCGCTGTTTTGCGGAGAACGATTCAGCTTTCGGCCTCGGCATTGTCTTCTTCCTCGCAGTGTGGGCAGGGGTTTAGTCCGTGCAGTCCTTCATTCGTGAACGTGGAGCCGCAATCGCGACACTGATCTTCAAACTCCGTGTAGTCGTCATCGTATTCACACATATTGTTTCCACATTTTATTAGTTTCTACTGCGAGATCATCCAACGTGCCACAGTTATTGATGGTGAAATCGACTGGATAGTCGTCCATTGCTGTTTCGCTGGAGTGTTGGTCGGTTGAGTCGGTTCCCCGCACGACTCGCACAACGGTTCCGCCCTGCCCTTTGATGTATTCCGCCTCATTCGGATAACGAACATCTGTAATGATGGCAGTTTCAAAGCCTTCCAATTCAAGGTTCTGGAGGTCGGCATCCATCGCCTTTATCCAGTAGTCCTCCCCGAAGAATTTGCGGCGGAAGTCCGCGCCCCACGCTTGGAGCAAAAGCCGCAACGACTCCTTCTCTTCCTCAACTTGCCACACCGGAAACCCCGTGATGTGGGCAATCTCCCGCTTGAGGTTGTCGGCAAATGCAGCCCGCGCCACCTTGGGCCTGTCCAGTATTTTGAAAACGGCGTCTTTGCCGCTGCGTTTTTTGCCTGTTAGTCCGATTAGTTTCATTTGATTTTAGATTCCCAAACTCTGCGTGGAGTAGCGTGGTGGCTTGGCACATACGACGGGCGAAATTCACCCGTTGGAATAATCCACCCTTCCCGCTGGGCGACCCGCATGAGCGGCCCCACGGCTCGCAAATCCTTTGTGGTTTCACTGGAGCGAAAGTGCGCCCAGATGTCGTCAACGATAAGTGTGTCGCGCCGTTTGGCAGCGGCATAAATGGCATCAAGCGCGGCTTCCTTCCATGCCTCGTTCGCGCCCCCACTGGATTCTTCCATCGCGGCATCGCGAGCCGCCCGTCCTTTTTTGAGTGATTTCATTTTGTATATTTTGTGGCCTCATAGGCTTCCGCACCAATCGGGCAACCCTCCAGCCACTCTGGAGTTATGCTCATTAAATTTTCTATTTCTTTGGCTGCATCTTGGTCGTCCTCATCAACTTCAACAATGAGTTCGTCGTGGACTGACCAAACAACCTCAAATCCCGCGTTCAAAACACGCGCATAGCAGTCGGCAAAAACGTCGCGGGCCGTGGCTTGAACTAAATTTTCGCAAATCTTCCCACCGTACCAGTAGTAGGGGTTTTGGCCGCGAGTTGTGGAGGCAGTGAGTTGCCCCTTGTCCCGCTGGATGTTGAAATATCGGACTGGCCGCTCGCTGGGTAAGTAAATGAGGTGTTCTGGATCGCGTTCGTCCTTCATGCCTTTTTCGCATTCCTTCCAGAACCAACGTACCTTGGGATTTTGCCGCCGATATTCGCGAACGGTGCTTTCGGCTTCACTGGAGGTCATAGGAATTCCCCAGCCCGCCGCTATCTCGCGAAACTTCTTCGCCCCACACCCATATCCCAATCCAAGAACGCGAATCTTGGCGAGTTGGCGCATCTGTTTGCTGACCCGCTTCGCCCCCATTGTTGCCATCGCGTGGGCGGTATAGATGTCCTTGCCGCTGGCTACGATTTCCAGCAACTCCGTGTCTCCGCACAACCACGCCAAACAGCGCGGCTCAATTTGTGCGAGGTCGCAGATAATAAATTTTTTGCCGGGCCGTGGGATAAATAGGCTGCGAGTATCGACTCCGAAACTTTCTCCCCTTGGAAGGTTTTGCATATTGAGTCCGGTGTCGCCGCTCCACCTTCCCGTTAGTGCCGCGCCAAAATACTTGAGGCCAAAGGGCAGTGTTCCATCGGGACGTAGCCGCGTCTGGACTGTTTCAAAAAGCCGCAGCAATCGGTTGGCTTTTCTCCAGTCTCTTAATGCCGCAACAACTGGATACTTCTCCCCATACTCGGCTTCCCACGCCGCACACGCTGGATCATTTTGATTTGTTGAGGCTGGAGCCGGGATGCCTTCCCTTCCGCAGAATGACTTCAGATGTTTCAGCGAACTAACGGGTTCGTCATCCTTTGCCCAAGGCACAATCTTCGCACTCCGTTCTTTCTGGTTGGCCAAAACATCCAGCCCCAGCCTCAACAAATCTTGATCTATGTAGACTCCCCGTTGCCCGCTCGTCATTGTGTGACGGGCTAGTTGCTGCTCCTGCGCTGGCCAAAACTCGTTGTAGTTGTCCCAAACTCGTTTGCAGTAGAACGAATCCATTCGCCCGTAGTCGAGGAGCGACTTGAGTTCGTCCTCGGATAAGTCCTTGGGCAGCTTGCCCTTCATGCCGTCCCGCACTGCCTTGTCAGGTTTTACCCCCAACATTTGTTCCGCAACCCCCTTGAGCGAACGCGGAGCTTGGATATAAACGGAGAGATTCGCGGAACAACTCCAGCTTGGTTTGATTCGCTCTGGAATCATGCCGTCCCGCTGGGCCGCTTGGAAAACCACCGAGTCGAACCCGGCGTTGTGGGCGACAAAATGTGCGTCCGCAGGAATCGTATCCCACGGCGCACATTCGGTCGGGCCTACATAGTCAAACCCATCCCCATATATTGATACGAGGTAGGGGTCGAATTGAGGATGACGGCAGTACCCATCTGGCCCAAGAGTTCTGACGGAATAGTCCGCCGCGTAATACGTCTCGAAATCAATCGCGATGCCAGTAGACATAATCCCCATTAGTGCCTATTGTAAAAAGTTGTAATTGCATAGTTGTATCTCCTTGTTTGTGGAGGGGTGAGAACGGCGACACTGCCAAAGCAAAAAAAACAGTGCCGCCGCCTCGGTTCCTCCCGTGTGGCGTTCCCCCTGCCTACTGGGCGAAGTAGGTAGCGGCCCATTCCGCAAATTCCGTGTCGTTGATTTTCCCGCTCTTAACGGCAGGACACCAATACTTGGTATTGTCCTTCATCGACCGCTTAATGGTCGTGAGTTCCCAAGACCCGTGAGCCAATCCGTGTGGATATTTCTCGGCATCTTGGAAATTCAGCGACGATGCCGTGAGGATTTGTTTCCCGGCATAGTTGTAGGAACTCCACGACCCAAAATCCAACGTGGCAAACGCATACGTTTCATCGTTGTAACTGAATGGGAAAAACGCTGGATCATCACCTTTCACACAAACAGTGGTTTTCAAGCATGCAATCCACGGCTTGTCCGCTCCAAATTCCAGCGAGCCGCCGAGGTCGGATACTTCGTCCAGAGTTCTTGCCGTTTTCGGGGCTTCCTCGCCGCCGAAAGCAATCTTCTCCTTGTAGTATTTTTCCGCGCTGGTAACGGTCATCAGAACCGGGTCTTCCTTCACGTTTTCCCGGTCGTCGGAGCGACATCCAAGCAGTGCATACTCCCCATTTAAAACGATGGAGCCGGGTTCAAACAATTCCCCCAACTCACCCGTCTTGTGGGCAATACGAATGTTTGGAATGACCAGATCACTCGCAGTGATTTCACCAACAACTCCAACAGCGGGTTGCGCGACGGCGACAGCAGTGGTCGCCCCTTCTTTTTTAGATAATGTTTTGGGCATATCGTGTATTTATTTTCGTGTTTTCGACAAGTAAGTCTTGTCGTCGCCGCGTCTCACCAGCCCGGTACTTTCCAAGGCTTCCAAAGTGGACGCGGCAAATTCCTTCTTCTGACCCCGTGGGGCTTGTGCTTTCAGTGACTTCTCCAACGCCGTGACCGACATGGAGCAGCACTCTAAAAATTCTTCCTCCGTTAGATGATCTTTAAGGTTTGACCAAACTCCCCCAACATCTGAAATCTTCCGGTTGCCTCGCGTTTGCTTGAGGTCGTACCCCGGTATCTCCACGCCTTCCAAGCGCAGTTCCAACGCAGCACTCCGCACGTTCTTCGCCCACCGCTCCACCACTGCCGCCACATCAAGGGCGCGTTTCATTTGCGTTGGATCAGTGAGTGCCGTGGTTTGCATTGTTTCCGGTAATTGCAGTCCGTCCGTATCTTTTGCTATGTCCATTGATCGTTTGAGTAGTTCGGGGCAGTCGGTTTTGTTTCCGCAGAAAAGGCAGTTTTCGCTATCCGGTTTGTAGGGCGCGGCTGGATCAGCGGCCCGCTCAACAATCGCCTTCAGCTTCGCCGTCCACCCCATTGCTTCCTCGCGAGTAAAAGTGTGACGCTGAATGTGTTTGCGCTTTGGCGTGAGGAAAATGAACTCGGCGGTGGTGCAATCTGGAAAGGCATGAAACGCACCAAGCGTGTATGCGCGGGCTTGGTAGTTGTCTTCGGGGTCGTCCACTAGCCACTCCCCAAATTTGTAATCCACCAGAGTAAGGCGTTTGCCCGTCCTCAAAACAACATCACTGGTTCCCCATGTAATGCCGGGGATTTCCACTCGCATTTCAAGATGTGCTTCCTCCGCTTGGAGCAACAACGGCTCCATTATTTTCATCGCCTCGGCCAATGCCTCTTCCTGCTTGTCCGTGTAGTCACCCAGCTTAAAATCAGTCAGCATTGTCAGAAGCCTCCTTCCCTTCCCTCAACCATTTGGCCCATCTCTCCATTACATCGTGGAGCATTGTGCCTTCGTCGGCTGCGGTGGAGTCGCCAGACTCGTCGTTCCTCCACTGCGGACACGCCGCATAATGTTTCAATGCGCTGGGGCTGAATTTGGCGTGGTCGTCTGGCATTCTATAAAATCTTTTATTTGCTGGAGGTTTGGGAGAGTGATGAGGTAGCCGGGCAGTCTGAATATCCGCCAGCCGAGAGCCGTGGCAGCGTTGTACTTCTCGCAGTCCTTGATAAATCCAGCGGGCTTTGTGTGGCGACTCTGGTTCCACACGCCTCCCTCAATTTCAATAGCGACTTGCGTTTGTTCGTGGGCGAAGTCAAATCGCCACTTGCGAGTCGGGTGGAACTTGAGTTCTTCACACAATTCTGGCCCATCCAATCCATCCCAATACAGAATGAACCGCCGCTCCAGAATGCTTCTCTCCCCCATAAAATAGATGGGTGACTGGAGCTACTGACAAACTCCAGCCACCCACCACCCTTGATCTCTGAACAAATGGCCACAGTTATTCAGAGAAATGCGGCTGCGCCTATCCAATAGAGGAAGAACCACGCGATCATTAGTGCCGTGATTCCGAAAGCCTCTAGGGCGGATATGTTTCGTTTGGGGGAACGCATTGTGGAACTACTATTTCAACAATTTAAGTGGTTCAAATTTTTCTACGCCGTCGTATTCCTCCATGCCGCGCTTAAAAACTTGGCGATACATCTCGGATAAACGAACTCCAGTTACGCGGGACAAAACTTTCAGCTTCTCTCGCTGTTCTGGATTTATCTCAAAGTTTATTTTTATGTTGTTGTTCATGGTTTTAGGTGGGGCATCACCCTGCAAAAAAGGTGTGGCATCACCTGAGAAAAAAAAGGTTAATCATTGGAAGCGGTTTCTGTGTCCTCGGCCAACACCAACGCGGCAGCGAGTCGGCGTTTCTCATCAATCAACTGCCAACCATCTTGTTCCGCAAACCAGCGCAAACTGTTCACTTTGTTGTCGGCAATGCATTGGTCAATAATTCTGGCCCGCAAGGCAATGTGCCAACGCGAGAATGTAAATTTGTGCGGCTCTCCATAATGGCCCTGTCGGCGAAATTCATTTTTCATTTCTGCGGAAATATAGAAATTCGGCTCATCAAATAGCATCCCTTTGTAAACCAAATCGCTTTCGGCTAATTGTCGGATTTTTTTTAGTTGCGCCAACTCCCGCGCATCGAATTCATCTTTATGATGGTGCAGGGTTTCAATTAGTTTTTTCTGTTCTGAAATAATCGCCAAATGTTCCGCCGCTTGTAGTTTTAAGCCGGTGGTTTGTTCCTGTTCGTCAGATAGCCATTTGTCCTCAATTAAAATAAACGCCAGCAACACAATTATCACCACCAACAGGGTGCTATTTTTTTTCGCATATCGCGCCGCGTTTGAGGCGTTCCGATACAGTCCATATTTTGCTTCTCCCTTTTGTTCGGCAAAACCGTCCAACATTTGTTGTTCATTTTCCTCCATTGTTCTTTTTGTTTTCCTTTTTTAGTTCGTTAGTCAGTTTAAGCACTAATTCAGATACATTCATATTTAACTCTGCGGCCTTGCGTTTAAGAAAATCAAGGTCGCTTGAGTACATCCAAGCGCGTAGCTGTTTTTTGTCAGGGTCGCGTTGGTTTGGCATATTGTTTGTGTTCTATCACGGTTGCGAAACCCAAGGTGGAACACCACCGAATCTTTTGCAAGTTTTTTTTCCATTTATTTTATGGAAAATTTTTCGGGTAATTTTTTCTCACCAGCATAGTGGCGAACCGTGGTTGTCACCGACTTGTGCCGTGCGACCCGCCTCGCTACTTCCTCTCCATATTTCTCTCGCACTAGGTGAAGTGTGTGGGCGCGGAGTTCGTGGAACGTGTGGTCGGTGTCCAATCCATTTTGGCGAAACCAGTTGTCCAGTTCCATCAACGTCTTACCGGCTCGCGCAGATGGGAAACCATTTTCTGGAATGATGTACTCCTTGTCGCCCGTGACTTTCCACCACCACTGGAGTTCTTTAAAAACTTCTGGATCAATGGGGGTGGTTGTGGGTCGCTTGCCTTTTTGATCGGCTGAAATTTTAATGACAGGGTTCTTGCCGTCCGTGTGATCTATCCAGTCCCATTTGGCTCGGTTGATTTCGCCCCGGCGCAACGTGGCTTTCGCCAACAAATATGCCGCCCAAAATTCTGGCCGGGCCTCCTTGTTCGCCTTGAGCTTGGCCTCCAGCCCTTCAATGATTTTCGTATCCACCGGCTCATGTTCGTAAACGACTGGAGCTTCCACTGGCTCTTTCAAAAACGGCTCAATGTCTCCCACATACAATCCAACATCCTCGTAGCGGTGGAGGTAGGATGTTTTGAAAATTGACCGCGCCTTGGATAGTGCCTGTTTAATTCCGCGCAATGCCTTCTGTCGCGCTTCCTCACCCTGCCCCAACACTTGTTCCATCTCGGCATCGTAAAAATCGCGGATCACCTTGCCGCAAAGATGACTCACTGGAGTCGTGGGAAATCCAGAGCGTTTACCGACAATGCGTTTTAGTGCGGCGATGTTGTCCAAGAGGGTCTTCTCCTTCAGCCCGTGCTTGAGGCCAATGGTGTAGTAGGTTTTTGTGAGCGTACCTAGTTTGGCAAACGACCTCGGCTCCGTAGACATTTGCCGTGGGGCGTCGTAAAGGAATTGGTCAATCAAATCCACCGCAATCCGCACGGCGTGTTCGGGTTCGTTTGTTTGCGTGGAGGTTTGTTTCCGAAATCCATTCCGCTGGATTTTCACATAATATGGGCCAGCCAGTTTTTGCTGATACAGAGAGTAGTGTCGGCCTCGGTGGGTGAAGCGAAGTTTTTCACCGTCACGATAATAATAGGGCGTATTTTCTTCGCGGTAATCGTCTCGGAAAACCGCAATGTCATCCAGATTTTGGGAGTCAGATTGTTCTCGATGAACCCAGAGTGTACCATCGTCGTGCGTAGCGGAGTGTGCCATCGCCAGAGAAAATGCACTCGGTTGCTGAGTAAATCAACAAAAAACTTTTAGAAGGTGGTTGTCCCGCCTGGACTCGAACCAGAACTAACGGTGTCAAAGACCGCTGTGCTACCATGCTACACGCCTCAGTACCAACGACTTACGCCACGGTTTTTTCGTGCGGATTTTCCTTCAAAATGTGCCATGCAGAAAAATATTTTTCATGCTTGGAATGACCGCTCCCATCGCCCGCAACCTTGACTCCAGACCCGACTTTGGACATTGGCATGATGTAAAATGCGTTGTGCAACAGGCAGACAAATATACAGAAATCGGCAGCGCGGCTGGAAAAAGTTGTAAACCTATATCCAGTGGGTTTGTTGTTTTCCAGTGCTGGAAGTTTTGAGGTTTTTATCTGGAGTTTGTGGAAGTAGTTTGGCCCACATTCCACCAGCATATCGTACCCATCTATGTCCACGCTGGGAGTGGCTACCACGAACCCTTGTTTGAGAAGTTCGGCTTCAACCAGCCGCTCCCCCACGCCACCTATGATGACGGCGTGTTCCACTACTCATCGGATATTAGGGGCATCCCAAGCATTTTAGTGTAAACGTCAATCAGTTTAGCGAAATCAAAGTTTGAGTTAATACCGCTCGTCTGGATTTCCAATATCTTTTGGTTACTGGGTTTATACGGAATGAATATTCCATTTTCAAATGCCTCACGATCATCCTTGTTAAAACCGTTTTCGCGCAACGCCAATTCAATTCCAATTCCACTCACGCCAAGCGTTTTCGCGGCTTCAATGTCCCGGTAGATGGACTGCCATTTTTTGAATCGGTCGTCGTTAACGTCGCGGTAGAGTTCTCTTTGTTCCTCCACTGTTAGTTCTTGTCGTCCTATCTCACGACTGAACGTGGCAGCGTAACTGTTAAGGTCGCTTTTTGCTTTCGGTAGTTTGTAGATAGCCAACGACTTTTGAATGTCCAGCTTGGATGTTCTGAATCCAAGTTGTGCAAAGGCTTCGTTGCTTAAATCGTATTCTTTGCCGAAGTCGCCCTTCTCTCCTTTAGATGCCTTGTAAAGTCGGTTCACGGACTTGACGCTGCCCGGCAGTATTGCTTCGCCAAGATGCGCCATTATTTTTTGACTCTTAACCTCTATTGAATCTGTGTCTTCCCATATTTTGCGGCCCGATTCTGTTTTGTTGTTGTACGCTTCGTTTGCTTGCTTAAAAAAGATTTTTTCACCTGTGAAGGGGGCAATTAAAGTGCCAAATGCTTGGTAAAAATGAACGTCTGGTTCTTCTTTTGAACGGAGCGCAGCAATAAGGGGTTCTTTCAAATATGAATACGGATCAGAGTATTTTAAGTCGATGTAATTCCAGTGTCCTTCTTTGTCCTTGGACATTTGTAAATTGCCGTTGGCAGACCAAGGCGGAACAAAACGTCGGAGTGCAATTTCTTCTTCGTCCGAAACTCCGTTCATTGTGTTCATTACAGACACCATTGCGGTTGGGGCGAGCATTGTCGCAGCCAAGGATGCCATTCGTTTTGCGCCAATTTCTCTCAACTCTGGAGTCCTGAGTTCTTCTCTCGCAATTCTGAAAGTGTTTTTTGTTGTTCTCAAAACTTCGGCTGGAAAAGAAACAAATACACCTAAAGCTGGAAAATTTCGCAAAGCCTTTATTGAAAGTGGGACTTGCGAATATGTTGGGTAGGTGTCTTTCACTACGTCTGCGACTCTCTGGCGAAGCTGTGGGTCTTTCGGACTAATTTTAAGTGCCTTGGAATACCGGGCTAGTTCCACTTCAAAATTGGCAATTCGCGCCCCTGCGTCCACGCCTTGGTAAATGTCAAAAGGTAGTTTACCGGCTTGTACTAATTTATTTAGCCCACCTTTAGTAACTCGTCCCGCAGATAAATCTTCCAGCAATCGACTGTATCTTGTTCCGGCAATGTCTTTTAACACTGCCATCATTTCAGTTGGCACTGCGGCTTGATCTAACAAGCCAAGTTCAGCATAACTTTCTAGTGTTTTGCGTTGTTCAATCGTAGTTTTCTTGGATATGTCACGATACATGGTTTGCATGGCTTTCACACTTTCTTTTACAGAAAGCCGATTGTTGGCCATCCCCATTATTCCAGCCCCGTATATGTTGCGAAACTGAGTTACATGACTCAAAACTGTTGCAGATATGTTTGCCCCAGCCGTTGGAACCATAAAAAGTCTAGCGGCTCTGTTTTGCATTGGGGGCAGCGCATCTAACGTAGTCAACACTTCGGCAAATTCTTTCGTGGTGTAGAGTCCATCTATTGCGCCAAGCCGTGGATTTGTTGAAATCTTCTTGCCTAGCTTGCCATCTTTTTTAATCGAGAACCGTTCACCGCCCCCAATCTTGGTGGAAAACCCTTCAAACTTTTCTTCAAACAAAAATCTATTTAGTCCAGCTTCACGCAACTCATTGTAGAATTTTGTTTTCTGAACGAAGTCTGCCATTTTGGAAACAGTCCGTGCGTAGTTCAAATAGGGGTCTTTGTATTCCCCCATCATGTCCCGCAGTTCTTTTGGAATGTCCTTCCGCTTTTTAATTATGTCAGTGATGCGTTTGTTTGTTGCCAGCCCGTCAAAAATGTCCCGGCCTGTTACATCCAGCATCGCTTCCATTTCGCCCGCTAAACGACGGTCTACATAGTTATTTATTTCGTTGGGCTTTTCTATTCCAGCTTTGATTGCTTCGGCTTCTAAATCGGTGCGTCGGTGTTTGGCTAAAAAGTTTTTTGCCACTTCGTAGGTCGAACCAGCAACGTCTTTGCCTTTCAAAATTGTTTTCGCAAACCCGGGATTATCAAATATCTCATACGACCTATGAAGGTACACCTCCATGTTGTCGCCAATGGTGGTCTTGAGTTCTCCAGTGACTAGCCCTTGCAACTCCTTGGATAGTTTCTTTCGGTGAACCCGCATTTTAGCGAGTTGTTTGACGATTGGTTTTGGTAGATTAACCTTACCTCCAGCCAAAAAGTCATTCATCATTTCGCGGAGGTTTTCGGGCGCGGGGTTGTTTTTGTCGTAACTGGATTTCTCAGCACGACGAAGTGCTGCGCTTATGTGATCTAGCTTTTTAAGTTCTGCCAGAGTGCGCCCTTCCATTCTGCTTTTTCCGCCATGAACATTTACAGTTAGGCCGCTGGTTGGGTCGGTAAATTGAAGCCGCCCTTTAGAGGTAAACCATTTACGATAAATGTCTTTTGCCTTGCCGATTGCTTTGCCAAAAAAGTCTGGTTCTTCAACTTTAGGTGGGACAACTGTGGTCTTCGCACCTTTAGGAATCCCCATAGCAGTTTCCACTGACATTGGAATTGGGACTCCTTCTGGCTTCATGTATTTGCCAACAACTTCTGGAGCCTCTACTGGGTCTTTAGTTCCAGCCTTCTCGGCAATCTGTCGTCTGGCTATTGGAACCTTCACATCTTCCAAACCCATGTAGCGTTTGAAAAAGTTGTTTTGAATTTTAGAAGTTGTTTTTGTGAGTTTAGTTGTCGCGCCTTTTTTAAGTAGTTGGCCGGGAGACTGCATTTCTCCGTTGATGAAGCGCACCATTTCGGCTTCTGCCGGTGTGCCTTCTCCCCGGTTTACGCGATTGTAAATTGCGCGGAGTTGTGGGCCAGTGTACTCGGTTGTGATTCTGTTAGTTAAAAGTCGTCGTGCGGCGGGCGATTGGATTGCCAAGTTTTTGCCAAAGGCGTGTTGAGTTGCCTTCGCCGCAAATAAAGTTGTTAAACCAAAACCAGTTAATGCTTCCGCCGCAGTTTCAGTATCCCCAGCTTCGACAGCTTGTTCAAAAGTTTCAAGGATGTCTGGAACACTGGAAGCCATGTGTACTCCAAATCCAGCAGACAACACTCGCCCAGCCACGGCAGAAGCCGCAGAAACACCAGCGGCAGCAGCAAGAATTGGATTGGAGAGTTGTTCCATTCCCTGCAAATAGCCCTTCTGTACCCCGGCTATCCCCTTAGCCCATTCTTCTGGAACCCCAAATTCTTGTATGTCTTTGGAATCAAACCCAAAATTCTCGTCTAAATAATCAATGAGAGGGGTGTTGAATGCTCCTTGGCGCACAATCTTTGGCGCGTTGGGTTTCCACTCAATCATTTCCTGCCCCGTGATTGGATCGTGTTTAATCCAGTGAGGTTTGGCCTCCCGCATTTTTTGTTCTTCAGACGGGCCAATAAACGGAGTGAATTTAGTCCTAAACCAATACTTGAACTCGTTCCACTTGGATGGTGGCGGCGCAGATTTCCACGCGCCATACTGCTGCACTTTTTCCTCCATTGACATGGAGTTGAAATCTGGAGGCGTGTCGTCTACTGGTTGAACATCTAGTTCTCCAACCGGCTGAATGTCTAGTTCTTCAACCGGCTGAACATCTAGTTCTCCAACCGGCTGTATATCCAGTTCTTCTACTGGCTGAATGTCTAGTTCTTCTGCCATGTCGTTTGCTACGGCAATTTATAGCCCTTACTGAGAGCTTGTTCTTTTTGATGTTCTGGAACAGTTATCTGCGTTCCATCCGGGGCGATAAGCACAACCCGCGATCCGGATGTTGGGGCTGTCTGTGGAGTTGTGTCCGTTGAAGGTGTTGAACTTTTAGTTTGTGCGTCTGGTTTGTAGTCCCTGTCCAAGTTTTTTATGGCTTCAAGCATACGGTCAACTTGCGTTTGGATCGGGCCTTTTTTGGCTTCTGGATCGTAGTTGTGTGATTCTGGATCAAATCTGGAAACTTCCATTTTATATGGTAGTTCACTCATCACTTTAGCGATTGCTTCGTTCATACGAACTTTAAGTTGCTCCAGCTTGTCCGGTTGCATTCGCCATTTACCATCAATGTTGTCCAGCTTTATGATGGTGTTTCCGTATGTAAGAACTTTATGTCCAGCGAAGTCGTGGAGTTTTGGTTCCCCAAGTTCGTCTTTGGTAATCCTTGCTGCTTCCGCTTTTATTTTTGAATCTAACCACGGTCGCATGATTTCTGGATCGAAGTCTCCTTCTAGTGCTGTGGATACTTGTTTTCCAAAATCGCTAGTGTCGCCTTTGAACATTTCTCGAAGTCCAGCTTGAGTCTCGGTTCTTGATTTATCTTCGCGCTTTTCTTTTGCTACCGCATCTACTCGTTTGTTTTTTTCTATCGTTAGCATTTCTTCGGCACGTTTGTCTGCGTTACGGGCAAGCAATATGTCAGACGTTTGCTTTTTTTCAGCACGAGCATCTCCTTTACCAGCAAGCGCAATATCAGAAACTTGTTTTTCTTCTTCGAGAGTAACTAATCGTTCCTGCAACGCAAACTCCTTATCCTTCTGCATTTGGTTGCGAGTGTTCTGCATTGTCTGAACCAGTCCTTTCAACTGACCAACACTCATGTCGCTGGTGTCTCGCACGTTCTCGCCAAACTTCGTTAAGAACTCAACGGCTTCTGGAGTTGGTTGACCGCTGGCATCTACGTTTTCCAGTTGTCCTCCGTATTCGCCTTCAACCATTTGTTCCAGCATTGCTCGTTCTTCCTGCTTGGCCCGGCGTTCTTTTATGCCAGTGCCAATGTCGTCAGCGAACTTCGCTAGTCCTTCCGCCAAATACCTACCCGGTGCAGTAGCGGCTTGCATATAACCCGGCGGCAACGCGGCTGGGCCTCCCCCTTGATACTGTGAAAAATAGTTAGCCATTTAATCTGTCCTCCATCCAACGCTTAACAATGTTTTTTAGTTTTGGTTTGTTGCTGATAAATCTAGCGAACCATTCGCCATAGCGGTTGTATAGGTTCTTGAACCACTTTGGCCCTTGAACTTCTTTCCAATAAAAGAACTCAATCCACTTTGGATTTGCCACACCAAACACCTCACGCGCTACCCAACATCCTGCGAACATCGACGCTCCAATAGAACCTAGACCCTTCATCACTCCACCAAACATGGCGGATCGGTTTGATGCGTTCGCGGTTCGTGCGGCTAGTTGTTGTTGCTGGTTTCCAGCGTAAATGTTTTGTGCGTATGCGGATTCTGGACTAAACATCTGTCCAGCGTTGAAACCTTTTGCTTGCCCAACCACGCCTCCTGCCATCGCTGGAGACATGGAACTCGGACGTCCTAGAATTGCCATGAATGGGTCGGCTCCAGTTGCTTTGTTGAGTCCAACCATTGACTGGGCGAATCCTTGACGTTCGCGGCGTCGTGCGGACGCGCCTTGCATTTGGGCCAAACTTTCAATCGCGGCATCTCCCAATCCGTACCCTAGTCCGCGAGCGGCTTGTCCAGCCCGTGCTGATTGCTGGATTTCTCGGCGTTCAAATGCAGAGAGGTTGCCTCCAGCGGCTAGGTCTTCTTGGGCCTGTCGGTTTAGTTCGGCTAGTAGCGCGGCCTGTTCTGGATTTGCTGCATCCAGCGCGGCTCTCGCTCGTCCACCAAGTCGCTCAATAGCCTCAATGTCGCTCTCCCGTTGCGCGGCCATATTACGTCTATCCATCTCGCCCAACCTCCCTTGGGTCGTCTCGTATAAATCCAACAGTTGTGGAGTCGTGGATTTTGCTATGTCCACATCCAGTTGGCTATACATCGGACGGAACTCCGCCTCGGCTGCGTATAAATCTGGAGCTAAATCAATTTGAGCTTGAAGCGTGTCGCGTGTCTCCTGCCCGTAGTTTCTGGTAGTTGCTCTTACTTTCTTTTTTGATCCCATATTTTTTTACCTTTCTTTCGTAAGTTCTCCATTTGTAAATTCTTAACTGATCGCCTCTACGATGCCATGCCACATACGGCAGTTTGAATGGCGCGACCTCCAAAAATCTCGCAAGCGCACCTTCCCCAGCCCCACGCCAGACGAACCAAGTGTCACATTTTTCCAGTGGATATGTGGTTGTTGTAGCTGCCTCTGACTCAACCTTGGAGCGCGGCATTGGTCGGCCCATGATGAATGCGTCGTCGCCTGACCAGACATAGGCGTTGTACAAGTGCCAGACCAAGTCTTGTTCAAACGATGTGATGCTATCTTCTTCATGGCTTTTCTTGGCTTGCTGGATTGGTGACATACTACCAATTAGGTGGTGCGGTTGCGTGGCAATTAAAACATCTGTCCGCCACTTTTATCATTCTTGGAATGTCTTCAAGTTCCCTCAAACTTTGCCACTCCCACTGATACTGTTTGCAAATTGCCTTTTGTGCAGACTCTTTTGCTTTTGCCAATGCAGACACATACATGGAGTAAACGATACCCAGTATCGCAACGACCAATAACAACTCCAGTAATGTGTGTCCGTGTTCCATCAACTTCTAAACCACTGCTTAAAACTAATCTTCTTCACTACGTCCTCTGGATTTTTGGCGGCACGTTTTTCCGCTTCCAGCAGTTGCCGGTCAGTAAACATTAAATTCATCTCCACTCCCCAGTTGTCCTTGACTCGCAAAAAACTGTATTTCTTCAACGCGCCAAACTTGGGGTTGTCGTTTTCGATTTTTATTATTCTGCCGAGTTTGGGTTTCATAGGTTTTCCTCCAATATGTACTGATCCCCTGTCACTTCCTCCAAAGCGCGAATCACTTCAATCATGTTAATCTTGGTTCGCTTCCCACGCTTGCGGTCAATAGAATGGAATATCCAATCTCCGTTTTCATCGTGGGGAGAGATTTGTGTTTCAGAACCATCTGTTCCTACCGCCCATAAATTCGCCCATGTGCTGCTTGTGTCGTCCTTCGCGTAGATGCCAGCGTAGTGTTCCCCCATTGAAGGTTCGCTTGACATTGACTTGAGTGCCACATACCCGTGTCCATACAAACAAGCTGCGCCATCCCCAGCGTCCGGTGTAACAAAATGTGTTGGGGTTGTTTCGGTTGTGCCGAAATATGCGTTCGCTCTTGTTGAACCACCTACATAAAGTCGGTACACGTTTGATGTACTGCCTACCCCACAAGCAATTCCCAGTTCCCCTTTGCTGGTTCCATTACCAATGTTAAATTCTTCGTCGGTTGTGTTTTCAAATGTGAACGCGCTTGTCCCCGAAACGGCAGTTCCAGTGGCGGCGTAGAATGCCATTTCGTCTCCTGTTCCAGAATTTACGGTTCCACTACCACTACCCGCAGACGCAACCAAATCAATAGTTCCATCATCGTCTTGGTAGGTTGCAGTTATGTTGGTTTCAGTGTTGCCGGTAAACATTGCACCCACGATGTCCTGCACTTCTTCAGTGGATAGTTGCGTGTCAGTCCACGGGACATTCACATACATCTGTTCACTGCTAATCTCTACCGGATAGTTTTTGCCGTTTTCTGCATATCCTAATTTGTACCCACCCCGCACTGTGCTTGTTCCAAGTGGCAGCACATAGAGGTTTGCAAAGTCATCAACACCATCCAGCTTGTCCTTGTCCGTGCTGGACATAAACCCATCCGCGCTTGTGGTTGCGTTTGAGTGAGAGTGTCCAGCGGTGGCAAAATCGCCGGTTGCAGATTGAGCCGCAGTACCTAGTCCAAGGTTTGTTCTGGCTGTCCCAGCATTAGTAAGGTCAGATAAATTGTTCGCCTTAACTGCATACTGTCCGTGACCATGACCAGAGTAGGTAGATAGTGGAGTGTAGAGTGCTAGGTTTGTGGTAATGTTGTACGCACTCCACAATTTGTCTGTGTCAGTCGTGCTGGTGTCGTCGATGACTCGATGTTCATCTGCGCTAAAATTTGTTAGTTGGTCGTGGTCAATTGCTGCTTGATGCTGCGTGACGTTGGATTGTGCCACTCTCGCATCTGCTAATGTTCCACTCGTTATTTCACTGGCAGCATGACTATGTGAAACTGGAGTCCGCGCATCGCTCAACCGGCTGTCGTCTCCCTCACAAACTGTTCCAGTGGTGCTGCCAAAATTCTTATTATGCGCGGTGTTTTTAGAAAATGCCGGTTCCGCACCTATGTCGCTGGGAGCGATTGCATCTGAACCACCAGTGGCGTGTGATGCTTTGTGGGCATTAGGAGTTCTGGAGTCTGACAAACGACTGTCATTGCCCTGACATACATCTCCAGCCGCAGTTCCAAAGTTTTTATTAAATGCGGTGTTTTTAGAAAATGCAGACTCATAAACGGTTGTGTCTATGTCAAAAGCGTTGTCGCCAGTTCGTTTAACAAATCCAGCGGTGGAGCCAGTAAATCCAAGCGCACCATCCACGTTCTCGGCAGTCACGCTTGCGTCACTACCCGCTGGGCCAGTTGCACCCTGCGCTCCAGTTGCACCCGCTGGCCCGGCTGGCCCGGCTGGCCCTTGAACCGTTTCACCAGTTGTGGTGGTTGTAGTTGTGACGGTTAGCGTTCCGTCATCGGCCAAAGTGGCATCTCCACCAATAGCCTTGTATGCCATAGACCCGTCCGACTGGACAATTGGAATTTCGGCGGATTGGCCTTTCTCTAAATTGGCGAGCTTGAGCCGAAGGTTTTTTGATAACTTCGGTTCGGTTACTGCGCCGGGTGCTATGTCTTTGTTTTCAATCACTAATTATTACCTTCAGACGAAACATTTAACACAACAGAAAGAGACTTAATTGTTGTTCCAGAATGTGTAGCGTATAAACGAATATATTTTGCGTCATAAGTATCGTCTAAATTTGATAAACTTAATGTTGTTGTAGTTGCTCCAGAGACATCACCACCATTACTAAAATTTGTGCCTCCGTCAGAAAAATTGCTAGTTGACGAATGTTTCCATTGGTATGTTGCGCCAGAACTATCTTTATTTGTTGTCGCTGAAAAAGAAGTGTCTGTCCCATATTCTGGATACCGGCTAACTGGCTGGGTTAAAAACGCAAAACTAGAAGTAGTTGTTGCTACGTCGTCTAACCCCGCCACAAAAGATGGTTTTGCCAACAAACTCATTATGTTTGTGCTGCGTACCCAGCTATTACAGTGTCGTTATATGCGGTTAATGCTAATACTGCATATCTAGGACTTCCTGACCCTTGCCCTAATGTGTCTGGAGTTGTTCGTAAAAAAGTCATCCCACTAAAAGCTAACCCTACGTCTTCACTACCTATGTGTTTTAAGCGTAGTTCTACTGATTTTGAAGAAGTAGCACCACCGGGTGGGTTGCTCACAGTTATGCTTAATGTTTGAGATGCCGTTGTTGTGTTGATTTCTAATATTTGTACGGGGTTTTGGTCAAAATCAACATTTACTGGAGTTGTGCCTGACGTATATGTTCCAAGGTCTGTTACGTCTTGACTGGTAGAACTAACTCCAGCGTTTAGCAGATTGGAAACAGTTGCTTTTTTTAGTCTGTCTCCAGAGGTTGCCGAAGCGTCGTAAAGCAAAACTGAATCACCAGACGCAACGCTTGTCAGTTCGTCCTGCCCATTGATGATGTTGTTTGCGTCAGACTTCTCCAGCTTGGCTTTTGTTATCGTTAAATCGCTTGGGGTTATTTCGCCTCCAGCCGTGACTGACGCATTTGACGATGGAGTGACTGCGGCAATCTTTTTATTGGAGCCGCCAGAAGCATGAGCTACCAAACCTCCTACTAATATCTGCCCCTCCGTTACACCAACAAGTTTTTCAAGAGCCACTGCCGATCCAGAAGCCAAGTCGGAATTACTTACGCTTCCAGTTACTTCCACGGTGGGACTTGCTGCATTCCGCAACATCGCCCGTGTCACGTTGCTGTCGTCTGGAAATGTTTCGTTGGGTGTTACTGTTACACTTAAACTCATACTCGTTCTGTTACCATTGTTTTGCCGGGCAGCGCACTAACGGCGGTTCCAACCACCTTTGCGCGTCCCAAATCATTTGAAATTTTTAATTGTGCGTATCGGCCCGATTTGTTGAGCCGATTTTTTTGGATAGATTCTTGGTGTATGTCGGGGTTGATGCCGTTGGAACCAAGATCAATGCTTTTGTATGTTCCAGTTGGTGTGGAGACGGAAATGCCGCCGCTTGCGATTGTTCCGAATAAAGTGGTTGCTCCAGCTAACGCATCTGCGCTTGTCGTTAATACGCCCCCAGTTGTCGCAAACGTAATTTGAGTGTTTTTCTGAATGCGTTTTGCTATTGCACTAACCGATACTCCACCCCCACTTGTGTAGTCTCCGTCTATCGCAGAGGCAGTCGCCGTGACTGTGTTTGCCGTAGAGGATATGTCTGTGGAGTAGTCTTCTCTAAATGCCACAAGATATTCGCCGTTGGAGTTGTCCTCTGGAAAGTCTGCCTTATCAAATGGTTGATGGTATTTAGTCCGGTCAAATCGTTTGTCCGTAACCAATGCGTGTGTTTCCTCCACACCATCAAACACCGCAGTAATGTCTATGCCGCCAGACCCACCAACCACACCATTTGTGGAAACCGTGACGTTGGCTTGCTGGAACCGTTTCATGTCTTCGGCTCCGCACTTGTATCCACGGGTTAGTAGTTCGGTTGAAATCTGCGTGTGCGAAATGTTGCGGCTGGTACTATTGGATGTATCAACTGTCTCATCTACGAATCCAGATAGGTTGGGGTCGTCGTAGAGATTTAGAAATCCGTTGGCCATGAAGAACAACCGCTTCGCCCCAAGGTACTTGAAAGTGACAAAATCAGTTAGCCCGTTGATTTCACTGGATTGGTCAAATCCACTCCACGCTTGGTTTCTAAAATCATAAACCAATATTGCGTTGTTTGTGGTGGAACCATCTATTGGGACTGCTAAATAGTATTTGTTGTTATGCCAAGCGGCGGAAGACTTATCAGCGTATGCCCAGTTGATTCTATCTATGAGCGGCTGGATTGGTTCGCTAACCGGCGCATCCACGCCTTGCAATTTTCCAGACTCACTAACTGCCAAACTCACCACACCGCGTTGGTCACTCAAAAACCAAATATCTTTACCCACCGTCACCACGGCTTTAGCCGACTTCAGCCCGTATCCCCGGCTAATCTCATCCAAAAATATGTCGGCTAGATTACCATAAATGTTTCGCACCGCGTACACACTGGATTCCTTGAAACAAAGAATCGTGGACGCATCAAATTTCCAGAGTGCTATTAGCGAATCCTCACTACCTTGGTTAACTCTAAAATTAGACAACACGGGCTGGTAGCGTGTGTAGTTCAAATAATCACTGGCCGCTACCAAGTCGCGGGAGTGCGGGATTAAAAGTCGGTTTTGAAAAAATATGCCGTTGTTGGCGTTGGGAATTGTCTCGGTTCCGTCCGAGTCATTCTCATCTATTGCCGTGTCACTGGACGTTTGAGTAATTGCCACAAATCCAGTGTTAATGTCAGACATTTGGAGGGGCGACAAATCCTCTCCACGGAACAAAATCACATTGTTAAAACACTGAACAAATGTGCAGTCCGCCGTGTTGGACATTCCAGTGTTGAGAGTTTTTGTGGGGTTGCCTTCTCGCACCGCATATATTTTTTCCTGCGTTGCAATGAGTAACCAGTTGTTGCCGTTGGGGTCGTTGAACGTGCCGACTCCTTTCACGTTAGTGTAATCGTCCAGCCCCACATTGGGCGCAGTACCGGAATTTTTCGGATTTGCCCACATGACTTTTTTAATGCCAAAGCGGGGTTCGGCTACTCCGTTGTTGAACCGTTTGTTTTTGGCAGACGCAACGAAACCCGGCTGGAGTTGTCCCGGCTCAAGCCGCATATTCACTCCAGCGAATCCAACGTCGCCATCTTGCATCTGTTCAACTATCGGCACTATTTCCTCTCCAACTCAAACTCCAGTTCTGCCACTTTCCTCAACGCTTCCCTCGTCCACTCTGGCGCGGACTGTGCCGCCGCTGGAAACTGCGGGTGTTCGGTCAACGTCGAGACTCCAGTCAGTTCCCGATACTCTACTGTCTGACAACCCACCGCCCCTAGCATTAGCAATGGCAGTATCAATTTTATCCAGTTTTTCATTGTATCGGCGTTGGGCTTTAGCTTCGCGCAGTTGGTCGTGTACTTTTAAAAAAAGCCGCTCCAAGGACGGAACGGCTCGGAGTAGCGCGACCAATGCACTGACTATCCCCATCAAACTCTTTTCTCTACCTTGGAGATTCCGTGGCGGACAAAAATTGCCAATGCCGAAGTAATTCCTACGTTAACGGCTGCGCCAAGTTCCAGTTCTCCAGTGAGATAGCCAGCCAGCGCACCAATGACGCCAGTGACTCCAGTCCAGAATGTTTTTGATTTAATCATTTACGTTTCTTCTTTGCTGAACGCATGGGTTTCGTTGCTGATTTCTTTTTCGGTGGGCGGCCCACTTTACTTCCGTATGTACCTCGTCCTTGTGGCATAATTATTTCCTCAAAAGTTCCCTAATCTTCAAACTGATATAAATTAAACTCGCAACCGAAATACCAACCTTTAAAACAAGGTCAATGTCCACCAACCAGTTTCCCAGTCCTGTGACACTTGCAATTGCGACTTTAATATCATCTAAATTCATTCCTTTGCACCTTCATACTCAATGTCAAAAAATGGAGTGTCTATTTCCAGATTGCCGGGTAGCGACTTGCACCCACTACTCATCACTACAATAAACGTGAGTGCCGCAATGAATATACCTAATGTGATCTTGTCCGTCCTATTCACTCTCAACTACCTCCACTTTCATCGCACCCTTTTCGTTTCCTTTCGGCAAATATTCCGCACCACCATTGATCGGTAATTTCTTCTCAATCACCAACGCCTTCAACTGGCTGTTTGGAACAAGCATTTTTGTTTCCCTGTCAGTCATAAAAAAC